GCGCCGCCGCGTGCTGGCCCAGCTCATCCGGAGCGACGCCGAGCTCGGCAAGCTGTTCGCCTCGATGGCGGCTGGGATCCGCCGCCGCCTCAAGGCCGTAGGCTACACCGAGAAGCAGGTGCAGAAGGTCCTCGAGGAGGAGTTCGCCAAGGCTGCGGCCGGCCGCATCGAAGTCGTCGCCGATGCCATCCGCAAGGCGGCCAAGCAGGGGACTGCTGCCGATCGCCGCACGTTCAAGCTCGTGTTTGGCAACCAGGCAGGGGAGGGTGAAGGCCCTTTAGGGCGAAGCTGAGGTTTGCCGACGACGCCGACGCCTTCCGTGCGGCCAGCGCACGCATTCGAGGCCGTACTAGCGTCGACAAACTGAGCCTCTCGAAGCGCTTTCATGGAAGCGACAAGGCGACGGTCGACGTCATGCGCCGGCAGATTGTCGCCTCGCAGCGCGCCGGCGAGTCGGTGACTCGGGTCGCGGAGCGTCTGCTCGACGTCGGCGACCCTCGCGTAGAGCTCCCTCGGCACGTGCGAGAGCTGCGGGATGCGGCCCTACACGCCAGGGATGCGAAGGTCCCCGACCTCTACGAGCAGGCCGTCCAGAAGTGGCAGGGCACGATTGATCGGCTCGGCCAGGGTGCGAGCAAGAGCGCCGGCGAGTTCTCGATCCGCTCCGCCACGCAACAGCTCGTGACGGACCTTCGCCGTGCCGGGCCCGACCAGGTCGACGCGGTCGTCAACCGATGGGTGCTCGAGAAGGCGCGCTACCAGGCGCGCATGGTGGCCCGCACCGAGGTGGCCGGCGCCTACCAGGACGCCTATCGCAAGAGCACGGAGAAGAAGGCCTACGTCGTCGGCTACCGGTGGACCCTCTCGGCATCCCACCCGCGCCCTGACATTTGTGATGTCCTGGCGGGGCAAGACCTGCACGGGCTCGGGCCCGGCGGCTATGAAAAGGGCTCGACGCCGATCACCCCGCACCCGAACGACCTGTGCAGTCTCGTCGCGATCATCGACGAGAAGCACTTTCGCCGAAAGCTCGCGAAGGCCCGCGGCGAGCCGGAGCCGCCCAAACCGTGGCTCAGTGGCAAGAAGGAGACCGGCGAGGCCTGGATCAAGCGGCAGCCGGACGCGTTTCGCAAGACGCTGCTCGGGCCCTCTCGATTCCAGGCGCAGCTGCGCGGCGAGCGGATGATGTCGCGCGATTACGGGTCGCTGCGGCCCGTCTATAGGATTCTCAAGCAGCCCAAGCCGGTGCTCAGGCGTGGCCCCTCGGTCCGGGCCCGGCCCCTCGTCCAGGACGACAGAGCAAGCTTCGTCGAGCCGTTCCCGCCGGTACCTCCGGTTCCGCCGGAGGGGGCGTCGGCGGCCCGCAAGCAGCGGTCTAAGCCCAAGCCGTCGCCAGCTGCAGCACCAGCACCGACGCGGCTGCCGACCTCCTTTCCGCGCCCCGCCTTCGAGGAAATGGCCCGCGGGGTGTCGAAGCATCTCCGAGGGCGCACCCCAGACGCCAAGCAAGCTCGCTTGGCGGTTCGGAAACTCTACCGCGAGCAGCTCGGCATGGTGCCCATGTGGCCCGACGAGCTCATCACTGCGCAGGTCCGAAGCCTGCGCGGGGTGTACGGCACCCACAACACCTACACTGGGGAGCTGCAGATCCGACCGACCCGCGCTCGAGAAGCGGCTCGGGTGCTCTCCAAAGCGGCGAAGGGCGAGGCGTCCTTCGACACGCTGCAGGAGCAGGTGGCGACCGACGGGTTGCGCACGCTCCTACACGAGGAAATCCACGGGCACACGCGCTGGTCGACGAAGGGGACGGCGCGGACTTCCGTGTCCCGCGTGGTCGAGGAGGCGACAACCGAGGTCCTGGCTCGCCGCCTCACACGCGACCTGCTCGGCATTCCAATCGACCGGGCCCGCCCTTTCCTCACCGGAATGGATCGCGTCGCGTCCACCAGGATCGGGGCCGCCGGCAGCTACGGGCACTTGATCCGGGACGTCCTGACCTCGATCGCCCGCCACACCGGCGAGACCGGTCCGCAAGTCCTCGAGCGGATGGAACAGGCCGCCTGGCGGATGCGTACCGCAAGGGCCAAAATAGCGGAGACCCCCGAGGAGCACCTGCGAAACTTCGTGGACGGTCTCGGGGTGACCGAGTCGCAGGCCGAGGCCATCCTGGTCGACCTGCGGGGCATGAGGATCTGATGCCAGCCGAGAAGCAGCTACAGGCCCTGCTGGACGCCGGCGGCCCCGTCGAGCTCGACAGGGTCGAGAAGGTGGCCCGGGCCTTCCTGCATGAGGCCGGCGAGTACCCAGCCCGGTTCGCCTACCTGGTGCTCGATTCCGTGGTGGACCAAGAGGCCGCCGAGGACCTGCTCGAGCGCCTGCGCGACGCCCACTTCGAGGGCAGGGCCAAGCCGCCCTTACCAATCGACGACAGTTCGCTCTGACCCACAGGAGAGCTCCATGGCTACCTCACGCAAGAAGGAGGCCGCCCAGTCGGCCGCTCCCCAGAAGCCCCAGGCCGCGCTCGACGCAGCCGCAGAGCTGTCGGGCCAGCCCCCAGCCCAGTCGGCCGAAGTTGTCTCGGAGCTGGCAGGGAGCAGCCCCCAGGAGCGCGGCAGGGTCGTGGGCGACCACCCGAATGGCAAGCACTTCGTGGCCGACCATCCGCAGGCCCAGGCCGCCCCGCCGCTTCCTGAGATTCCGAAGGTGCCCGAGCTTCCGACGGACAGGCTGGCGCGCGTGAAGGCGGCGGGGCTCAAGCCCCACCAGGTGGCGGTACCCGTCATGGGCCAGGAGGGTGTCCGCCCCGAGCACGTGCACGAGCGCCTGCTCGAGCTTGCGGCCGCCTACTGTGTCGAGCTCGGCGACGTGCCTTCTCAGATCCTCGCGGAGTGGGGCGACCGGCTCGACCCGCAGCTGGTGGCCGACGTGGAGGACATCCGGGGCGCGCAGTACGCGCCCTCGGGGCAGCGCCCGCCGCGAGTACGCCTCTCTCGGGCATAAGCCCCCAAGCCCCCCAGGAGCCCAACCAATGACGCAACGCTATATTCCGAACCTCGCCGGTGGCCTGACGCAGGGCATGCGCGACTGGCTGCTCGAGCTGCGGGACAACGTCGCCGCCACCGGCCTGATCGCACACTACGACAGCGGCATGCCACAGATCACGACCCCGGACGCGAGCGACCTGGCGACGAGCAAAACGCTGACGCAGGCAATAACAAACGCCTTTGTTGCGCATGGCGCCGACGTCGGCGCCCATTCGGTGGCCGACGCGGCCCTCGATGTACCAGCGGCCTATACGAGCCACCCGGCGGTGCCGGCCGACCTAGCCGAGGTGCAGGCGGCTCTGAACGAGCTCAAGACCGACCTCAACACCCACCTCGCCAACGCCACGCCCCACCGCGGTGGGGGGCAGGGCGGCTATGCCGTGGTCGCTGTGTCGACCACCAATGCTATCGACCAGGCGACCTCGAACGCCCTGGCCAACGCGCTGAAGGCTGCCTTCAACCTGCACTTGCTGTCCGGGATGAAGGAGCCGGTCATCGAGTAGGGACGGGCGAGCCGGCGTAGCAAGCAGGCGCCGCCGAGCGCCGAAGGTACACTTTTTGAAGACGAGATGAGGGCCCCGGTCACCATGAAAGGCCGGGGCCGTGTGATGCGGGCTGGGGTCATCCCGCTGGGCTCATAACCCAGAGATCGCGGGTTCGAATCCCGCGCCTGCTACCGGGGCAGCCGCCCCTTTTTCAATAGCCGTCCCGCTGGCAGAGGCGCAGCGGGGATCTGGGCGCGCGTGTGCCGAAAGGCACTCCGCACTCGGCGCACAGCCTCGTCCTAGGCAATCCGGAGCCGCGATCCGGGGAAGGAAATGAGCATGTTCAAGAGGAGTCTAATCGGAGTAGCGCAGCCGTGGTTCGGAAACCGTCTCATCGCATCCGCCGACGGCGGTGGTGATGGCGGCGGCGGTGGCGGTGGAGAGGGCAAGGTCACCTTCACGCCGGAGCAGCAAGCCAAGGTCGACGCGATCGTTGCGGACACCAAGCGGACGTTCACGGAGAAGCTCAAGGACTACGACGAGCTCAAGTCGAAGGCCGGCAAGGTCGACGAGATGCAGGCGCAGCTCGACGAGCTCGACAACAAGATCAAAATGGCCGGCAAGAGTGCCGAGGAGAAGGCGAAGCTCGAGGCCGAAGCGCGGATCCAGACGCTGGAACGCGAGAAGGCCGCCCTCGAGGAAAAGCTCGGCGAGGCGAACGGCAACGCTGAGAAGGCCACCAAGTCGCTCGAGGACTACAAGTTGGGGGCGAAGCTCGGCGAGGCTCTGCGGGCTGCCGACGTCTTCGACAAGAGCTTCAGCGACGCCCTGCACTTCTTCCAGACCGAGACCACCGACGTTGCCTATGGGGAGCGCGGAGAGATCACCGCGCTGACGCTCGGCGGCAAGCGCTACGTCGACGCCAAGGAGGCTGCCGCGGCCTTCCTGGAAGGACGACCGCACTACGCCAACAACGGCGTCAGCGGTAGCGGCACCACCGGCAACGGTGACGGCGGCGGCGGCGGCGCAAAGAAGCTCGACGACATGTCGAAGGACGAGCTCTGGGCCGCCGCGCACTCAGAAGGCTGACTTTCCCGTCTGCGCTTGAAGCAGGGCGGGGTCTGACATCGGAAAGGAAAAGCAACGATGCCCCTCTCTATGTTTGAGGCTGCCAAGCGCAGTCAGAATCCGTACAACAAGCTGATCTTCACTGCGTTCGCGCAGTCCGACCAGCTGTGGCCCCAGATCCCCTGGATCACCCGCGGGGGCGGTGCGCTCGAGTACGATCGAGAGGGCACGCTCCCGACCTTCGAGATGGTCGCTCCCGGCCACACCTCGCTGGTGGAGTCGACGGGCACCATCGACCACGTCACGGTCCCGAAGCGTGAAGGCGCCTCGGAGTTCGACATTCGCAACGTGGCCGTCGTCAACCATGGCGACGGCAATCCGGAGCGAGTGCAGACCGAGATGAAGGTCAAGGCCGCGGCCCGCAATCTCGCGGGCCAGATCATCACCGGCGGCTACGTGACCGGTGCGGTCGTGCAGTCCTTCCAGTCGGGCGCCTACGTCGACTCCGTGATCGCGGGCCCGTGGATCGATAGCGACAAGTTCGGCCCCGGCGACATCCGCTACACCAACACGGGCACGAAGGTCGCCTTCCGGGCTCCCGGCGACCGCACCTTCGGCCCCGACGTCGTCGCGGCAGCCGATGGCACCTATACGCTATACAGCGACAACCCCAGCCGCTGGATCCAGGTCACGCTCGACGTGTCCGACGCCACCGCGGATGCGATTCGCTCGATCTCCTTCACGAGTTCGACCAACGAGTTCGACGGTCTGCAGAAGCTCATGCACCCGGCACAGGTGCTCCCGTCTTCGGGCGCCAACGGCGACAACCTCACCTTGACCACGCTCGAGAAGCTCTACGACCAGGTCAAGGTGCGCGAAAACCTCGCCTTCGTGATGCCCGCCAGTCTCAAGCAGAAGGTCTCGTCGCTCATGCGCGCGGCCGGTGGAGTCGAGAAGACTGAGCTCATGAATGGCGACATCGCGACGGCGTGGAACGGGATCCCGATCCTCATCAACGATCGCGTCCCCGCCACCGAGGCGAAGGGTACGGCGACGACCCTGTCGAGCGTCTACCTCCTGTCGCTGTCCGAGGGCGAGGGCGTCTACATGATCGCCTCCGGCACTGACAGCATGGAGGCGGCTGCCGACATCCGGAAGCGCCCCGTGATGGGCTTCCAGATGTACGACCTGGGCCAGCTGAAGGGGATCAACGCCTTCGGGCGCCGCCTGGCGTTCTACGGTGGCCTCGCCATGGGTTCCTACCTCAGCTGCGCGCGCGCCTCCGAGCTCATCACCGCCTAGTCCAAGTCGCCCCGGTGCCACGCCCGGCACCGGGGCGCTTCTCCTTCTGGTGACCCATGCCTGGTTTTTTCGACCTACCTCGTGATTCCAACGGGATCATCGAGGGCAAATGGGTCGCCGTCCATCGGAGTCCCGAGTTCGATGGTCTCATCGGGCCCGTGTTGTTCGAGCGCGGCAGGTCCGTCGAGCCCCTCGAGGGCGCGGAGCTGCGGCACTTCGCAGCCAACGCCGGGCCCGAGCTCGACTTCCAGCCCCATGACGGGAAGGCCTCGAAGGCCCAGGTGCGCAAGGATCCGCCTCGCCGGGTGCAGGGTGTCCCGGTTCGTGTGCTGGGGACCGACGAGCAGATCACGGAGCGATTCACGACGCCGCCGACCGGCAAGTCGCTCGCTGATCTCGAAGCCGAGGCCGAGGCGCGCCTCGCAGCGTCCACCCAGGAGCGCAAGTATTCCGGCGTGCCCCCGATCGTGCCCGAGGCGGACCGCGACGAGGTCGAACGCCTGAAGCACCAGTACGAGTACACCTCGGTCCGCACCGCCCTTGCGAAGCCTGCCGAGGAGCCGTCGGGCGACGGTGACGACCTCGAGGCACTGGGCAAGTCCGAGCTCCTGAGTCTCGCCTTCGATCTTGACCTCGAACCAAGCCGTAGCTGGGGGGCGCCGCGGCTGCGGAAGCTCATCCGTGAGAAGCGCGCAGAGGCATCGTGATCAACATCGAGTTCGAGGTTGCCGACCTCGTGCAGGGCCTCGAGGCGGCCGACGACCTCATTGGGCGCAATGTGCGCGAGGCGCTCGACAACGGCGCCGACATGGTAGCGGCACGCGCCAAGTCGCACCACGATTTCACGGACCGTTCGAAGGTGCTCAAGGAGTCGATCCAGAGCGACGGCGTATCGGGCTCCTGGGCGTCCGGCGACCTGACTGCGGCGGTTTCCGCCGGCGCACCACATGCGGCACCGATCGAGTTCGGCAGCCGCCCCCACGTCATCCGGCCCCGCCACAAGAAGAGGCTGCGGTGGCCGGTCGAGGGTGGCTTTCAATTCGCCACCGAAGTGCACCACCCCGGCAATTTCGAATACGGCTACCTGCGCGATGCCCTCGAGGACAAGCTCCCCGAGATCGTCGAGGAGGTCGAGGCTGCCGTCGAGTTGGGTTTCCATCAAGCGGGGTTCAGATGAGCACAACCGCCGTCGACGACGTCTTCACCGACCAGGACCTCGCGGACGAGCTTAGTGGCGATGCGGCGCTGCAGGCGCTGTTGCCTCAGGGCTGGGCCAATGCGCAGAAGGCTAGGCAGATCAACCTCGACGCCGTGCTGCGCGACCTCCGCAAGCTGACGCCACCGCTGCAGGAGCAGGATCTAGCCGACGTGACCGAGCTACGTGACGCCTGCGTCTATCGCACGCTGTGGAAGCTACACCAGGCCGCCGTGGTCGAGCAGGGTGACCGATTCCACCTGCTCGCAAAGGACTTCGCCAAGTCCTTCGATCGCGAAATGCGCAACCTCGCGCCAACCGTGGTCGGGGGTGCACGCGGTCACTCTCCTACGATCAACCTCGAACGCAGGTAGGCCATGTCGCTTGACGCAGCCGTCGACAATCAGGCGGTGGCGCTGGCGATGCTGGGGCATGCCGCTATCAACTACGACCTGGCGCCGGTCCTGGGAGCGACACCCGGAGCGAAGGCAGTGTCGACTGTCCCGCTGCTCAACCCCAAGGGCGCGGCGGTCTTCACCAACAACGAACGTCCCGTATTTTCGGCCTGGAGGAAGTCGGGAGGCACACGACTCGAGACGATGCACGACGAGGTCGACGAGGTTCTTTGGTACTTCGACTACCTGCCGCCGTCCCCCGAGATGGGAAACCTCGAAAGTCGTCGGGCCCTTTGCCTGCTCGCTTGGGAAGCGATCAAAGGCGCCATCCGTGCTGGGCAGCACCCCGCCTATGTGGACGGCAACGGAACCCCCATCGTGCTCGGCGACCTAGGCTTCGGCGAGTACGACATCACGAGCCTGCGGTACGAGCTCTCGGATACGCCCGAGGTGGCTTGGCTCCGCGGCCAGGTGAGGTGGGACTGGTGCGCCCCCGAGGACCTCAGCGCCTACCCGGACCTCGTCGAGGCCTACTTCAACTTCTCGTTGCGGCCGACGGTCCAGGACCCGGCTAACGACCCGCTCGTCATCGCACGGGCAACGCCCTGACCTGACAGGAGCTTCAATGCCAGAGCTGATCGCGATCAAGCCCGCCCCAGGCTTCAAACCTGCGGTGGGTGACAAGCCCGCGGAGGGCCCGACCTTCGTACTCGTGCGCGGCACCCCCGGCACCGTGAGGCGCGTGCTCGAGCGGCCCACGGTCGTTGAGAAGACCGCTGAGGTGCTCCGTGCACTGCGACGCGGTGACATCATGCAGAGCACGGCGGCCGAGGTTGCGGAGGCCAGCGCGGTCGCCGCGAAGGCCGGCGAGGCTGCCAACAAGAGGGCCAAGAAGGCCAGCGACGACGCCCTGAAGGCGAACGAGAAGGCGAGGGCCGACGCCGAGGCCGCGGCCACGAGTGTAGTCGCCGAGCAGCAGGCGCTCGCGGCGCTCGCGGC